CGCTGCTTAGATTCAGGCAGGGAGGATTTTTAAAGCTAAACTCTGATGAAGAGGACGAGCCTTTTTATCAAAGAAAAGCAAACTACTACTAGGATTATTATGTCTGACAAGAAAAAACCCGCCTATTTTAGGCTAATGAAGCTTAGAGAAGAAAAAGAAGCAAAGAGACGCAAGCCTACAAGCGGTTTAAAAGGCACAAAGCTGGATCGTGAGAGGGGTAATTCCTCTAAGTCATTGGATCCTAAATCGTTAACAGCGTCAGGAAGAAAGGCCGCTGGAAGAACAAAACAGAGTAGACGTGGGACAGCCAAGGTAGAAAAGGCTAGACCAGCGTATACCGAGGTCGAGAGACCCCCTAAAACAAAATTAAAAGCTGGCGGCAGAGTCAGAATGGACGGTACAGCAAAACCCAGATAAGGAGCCTGATGGCTTTCCTGCAAAGCAATATCCCGCATTTTAAATGCTGGGTTAGGAAAGAATACACCCACAACCACCAGAAGTATCATGGTGAGTTTATCCATGCGATGGCGATTGCGGTTACCTCGATGCCGACTAGGTGCCTGAGTTTTCAGTTAATATTTACTGGAGCAGAAACCTACGACACCGATGAACCGAATATTCATGGTGGTGCGATGTGGGCCAGGATGCCAATTACAGCTTTAGTGGCAGATACCCCATTTGAGGAATGGCCTGAGCCAATGCCTGTATGGGCTTGTCAACCTTGGGATTGCTCGTCGAGGACACACAGTGTCTATGTCTTGGACAGGGCAACCCCGTGTCCTTGGCTTGCAAAGATTGATAATAATTTATATCCGGCAAAATACTATTTTACAGTGGACTACACAGACTCTGAGATAGCGGATGACCCAGCGCAGCACAAGCAGTCTCATGTCATGGAGCTGTTGGATGCTGGCAAATGGACAGGGAATATTGTGGCATTACCCAACAATCGGGTGAGGGTGACACATCCCGCATGGTTTGAGACAGGCGAAGGCGCACCGGACTTCAGGCCATCACAACACATTCATTACAGCAAGTCAGACTTGGACTACACGCTGGATGTAAACAAGGTTTTTGATAACTTATACGCAGAGGATTTAGATGAAGAAGAGTAAAGGTTATATGAGAGGCGGCAAGACAAAAGGCATGGCCGCTGGTGGCAAGCTTCCTATGGTTGAAAAGGATGGAAAGCAAGTTCCTTTCTTTGCTGCCGATGGCAAAGGCAAGATGTCTGCTGGCGGATCTGTTCCCTCTACAAAAGGTTATTTTAAAGGTGGAAAGACAAAAGGTATGGCTGCTGGTGGCAAGATGAAATCCAAAGGCACCGCTGGCGGAGGAGTTGCCAGAGGTAGTGGCGCAGCTAGACCCCAACCTTTTAGGAAGAATGGCTAAATGGCTGTAGATAAATCAATAACAGGAAATCCCCTAGGCTACCTGAATCAGGAAGAAAATGCCTTGGAGATAGAGATCGAGAACCCTGAGTCGGTATCTATTGAGACCGAAGACGGAGGGGTAATTCTTGACTTTGATCCAGACGCTTCCACGCTCTATGAGCTTGGAAGGCTTCCCCATGATGCAAATCTGGCAGAGGTTATTGATGATAACGAACTACACTCAATTGCCTCAGAGCTAATTGGGTTATTTCAGTCAGACAAGGAAAGTAGATCGGATTGGGAAAGATCCTATGTAGATGGCCTTGACTTGCTTGGTTTAAAGCATGAAGACAGGACAACCCCTTGGGACGGCGCTTGTGGCGTATTTCACCCCCTTCTTTCTGAGTCGGTAATTAAGTTTCAGTCTCAGGCAATACAGGAGATATTCCCAGCGGGAGGCCCTGTAAAGACATCTATAGTCGGCAAGATGACCGATGAAAAGGAAAAACAGGCTCACAGAGTTCAAGACTACCTGAATTATCTGCTAACAGAACAGATGACCGAATATCGATCAGAGACAGAAAAGATGCTGTTTTCTTTGCCTTTGGCAGGAAGCGCCTTTAGAAAAGTCTACTACGATCCGAACATGGGAAGACCCTGTAGTATGTTTGTGCCGTCAGAGGACTTTGTAGTGAGCTACGGGGCCTCTGATCTTAGTACCTGTGAAAGATCTACCCACATTATGAAGCGAAGCCCTAATGACGTTAGGAAGCTTCAGGTGTCGGGTTTTTACAAAGACATAGAAATACAGGCTGCTTCACCTGATATTGATCGGGTAGAAGAGAAATATAATACCCTAACTGGCGACAATACCAGCTATGAGTACGACTCAAGGCACACGATCCTTGAGATGCACGTTAACTTGGATCTCGTTGGCTTCGAGGATACAGACAAAGGCGAGCCTACAGGCATTCAATTGCCTTATGTAGTCTCTATTGATCAAGGCTCTCGTGAGATTTTATCCATTAGACGCAACTGGTACGAGGGTGATTCCTTAAAAGCCAAGAGAGAACACTTCGTTCACTACCAGTATATCCCTGGATTAGGGTTTTATGGGTTTGGTTTGATCCATATGATAGGTGGTCTGGCCAAATCAGCGACCTCATTGCTTCGTCAGTTGGTTGACGCAGGCACATTATCCAATTTACCTGGTGGATTAAAGGCCAGAGGGTTAAGAATCAAGGGCGATGACACCCCGATTATGCCTGGGGAGTTCAGGGATGTGGACGTTCCCAGTGGTGCGATCAGGGATAACATTAGTTTTCTTCCCTACAAAGAGCCAAGCAATGTTTTATACCAGTTGTTAGGCGATATCGTAGAAGAAGGACGCAGATTTGCTTCCGCTGCTGACGTAAAAGCGGCAGATATGAACGCCGAAGCGCCAGTTGGTACGACTTTGGCGATACTAGAACGCTCTATGAAGGTGATGAGCGCCATTCAGGCCCGTTTACACGCCTCTATGAGGATAGAATTACGCCTTTTAAGCCACTGTGTAAGGGACTTTGGGCCAAAACAATACCCATATCTGGAAGATAAAGACCCAATTGTCTCTGAAGACTTTGATGATCGTGTGGATATCATCCCAGTTAGCGATCCTAACGCTGGAACCATGTCTCAGCGGATTATGCAGTACCAAGCGGCACTTCAGTTGGCCGCACAGGCCCCAGAAATGTACGATATGCCGCTATTACACCGTCAAATGCTGGATGTTTTGGGCATTCAGGACGCAGATCAGATAGTGCCTACCGAAAAAGACATGAAGCCTACCGATCCGGTTAGCGAAAACATGGATATCATCAATGGTAAGCCAGTTAAGGCGTTTATCTACCAAGATCACGAGGCCCACATACAAACTCACATGGCATTAAGCCAAGATCCCCAAGTTATGGAGATTATGGGCAAAAGTCCTAACGCAAAAAAGGCAATCGCAGAGATGGCCGCACACGTTCAAGAGCATTTGGCGTTCCAGTACAGGCTTGAGATAGAAAAAGAGCTTGGTGTTGAGCTTCCGACCCCAGAAGAAAGCCTCCCTGAGGACATTGAGTTTAGAATATCAAGACTCGTTGCCCCAGCGGCAGCGCAGTTGTCTGGCAAATCTCAGAAAGAACAGCAAATGAAGCAGGCAGAGGAGCAGTTAAAAGATCCTGTTATTCAGATGCAGATGCAAGAGCTTAAGATTAAAGAACAGGACGTTCAAAGAAAAGCTCAGGCTGATATGGCTAAAATACAGCTAGATATGCAGAAACTTGAGCAAGATAGAAAGATAAAAACAGCGGAAATTGGTGCAAAAATAGCTGAAACCAATAGCAAAGAAGAGTTAGAATCCGCAAAGATTGCCTCTGAAGAACAGATTGAAGGCGTTAAGCTTGGCATTGAAATAGCCAAACAGACGATGGGAGATGACAAATAAAAGAACTGGACATATTTGATTATTTAAGATCAAATATTAAAGAGCAGATAGAGAGTGTAGCCGATCACTTAAGTGCAGGCTCATGCAAGGACTTTGCAGACTACTCTAAATGTTGTGGAATCATACAGGGCTTACGCGAAGCTGATCGTGAAATCCTGGATGCTAAGGCCCGCTACGAGCAGGCCCAATAACGACCTAGGCGTTTTCCTAGTGCAGCGACTCCAGACGCTATTCTGGTGCGACGACTTTGGGCGTTTACCCAATGCAAGGAGAAGGTATGAGCAAAGTTGCTCAAATAGAAACCGAGTCTGATGAGACTCGAACTGCCAATCAACTCCCAGATCCAACAGGATATAAAATATTGATTGCATTGCCAGAGCCTGATAAGGAATTTGAAGGCGGCATCCTGAAGGCAAATAAAACATTACAGGATGAAGAGGTAGGATCGATAATCGGAATGGTTCTTAAGATAGGGCCTGACTGTTATAAAGATCCTCAACGATTCCCCAGTGGGCCTTACTGCAAGGAAGGAGATTGGATCATCATGAGATCTTACTCTGGAACAAGGTTCAAGGTTCACAATCAAGAGTTTCGGTTTATCAACGATGATAGTGTTGAAGCTGTTGTAGAAGACCCTAGGGGGATTGTAAAAGCATGAGTGAAAATCAATTAATCGCAGAGACCGAAGAGGTTGGGGATTCTCCTAGCGCCGAAGATAAATTTTTTGGTGTTAAAACAACTTTTGAAAAAAAGCAAAAGGTGGAATCAGAGCCTGAGTCTTCAGAATATGAATTTGAAGTCATTGATGACAGACCCAAGAGCGATAGAAGACCTCCAAGAAAGGATCAGCCCAAAGAGTTAAGTGACGAAGAGCTTGATAATTATGATGGCAACGTCCAGAAAAGACTGAAAGGTTTACGGTTTGATTTCCACGAAGAGCGCCGGAGAAAAGAGGAAGCTCAAAGAACTCGTGACGAGGCAATTAAAATTGCTCAGCAATTATCGGGTAGAGTTCAAGAACAGGATTCCTTAATATCTCGCGGCGAAACGGCTTTGGTTGAGCAGATAAAGCAAAGAGCGCAAGCTTCACTGGATAAGTCAAAGAATGATTACAGGAAAGCTTATGAGGAAGGCGACACAGATGCTGTTGTCGAGACTCAGAGTCAAATGCTTAAGGCTCAGACTGAGTTAAATGACATCAATAGATATGAAAATAATTTAGCTCAACAACAGCCTCCGCAGCAAAACTTTCAACAGCAGCCGCAGCAATACAGACAGGATGTGGCTTTGCAAGCTGCTCAGAATGCTGCCGCACAGGAACCACAAATTCAGTTAACCGCAGAAGCTAAAGACTGGGGTGATCAGAATACTTGGTTCATGGCTCCAGATAAAAAAGTAATGACTGCAACCGCCTACGGTTTTCATGAAGAAGCTGTAGATCTTGGGATCGGTGTAAATACAAAAGAATATTTTGATTACATAGATCAAGGAATGAGAAAGACACACCCAGATTTTGATTGGCCGGATAATGGCGACACAGATGGCGGTGACGCAACCGTGACGACCAATCAGCCTTCGACGGTGGTAGCACCTTCCGCAAGGAATAATGGTGCTAAACCGCGCAAAGTACGGATGACCGCCACTCAAGTAGCACTCGCTAAGCGGCTTGGGTTAACCAATGAACAGTATGCCAGACACGCTGAAATGATAAAATGAGGAGTCAATAATGGCAGAAGAGCGCACCCCTAGAGAAAGTGAAACGCGAGAAAATGATTCTTATCATCCATCTGATGATTGGGTTCCGGCATCTATTTTGCCTAGCCCAAATCCCCAACCTGGTTGGACATTTAGATGGATAAGAACAGATATTCTTGGACAGTCAGATAATACAAATGTATCCAGATCCTTCAGGGAAGGCTGGCAACCTTGTAAAGTTGACGACCATCCTGAGCTACAGATCATGTCTGATATAGGCTCAAGGTTTGAAGGTAATGTACATTTTGGTGGCCTGCTTTTATGTAAAGCTCCTGAGGAGAAAATGAAAGCAAGAACTAGGCACTACCAAGAAGTAGCAAGCACTCAAATGGAATCTGTTGATAATAATTACTTGCGTGAAAACGACCCTCGTATGCCCATGATGAAACCTGAAAGGAATACGAGAACAACTTTTGGTAGAAGTTAACCCTTTGTTGCTGGGTTGCTTCTATAATTAAAGGAGGTCATTTATGGCTACCAGCGCAACCCCAATGGGTGCTGAACCTACTGATACTCTTAGTGCGAGCGGCTCTTTCACCGGAAAAGTCAGGCACATGAGCATTGCTAGTGGTTACGGCACAGCCATTTTTTATGGCGATTTTGTTAAGTTAGTTGCTGCCGGAACGGTAGAGAAATCTGCAATTACAACGGCTGTCGTCGCAGGCACCGTTGGAATTTTTGTAGGATGTTCTTACACTGATCCAACTTCTAACCAGCTTACTTTTAACCAGCAATTCCCTGCTTCTACAGCAGCATCTGACATTATGGCATATGTTGTTGACGACCCTGATCTTGTTTTCAGGATGCAAGGTGATGGATCTATTGCACAGACGGGACTAGGAAACAATGTTTCATTAGTTAGTACCGCTGGCTCGACCTCTATAGGTCGCAGCAAAAATGCAGTAGATGCTTCTACGATTGCTACTACTAACAGCTTACCTATGCGTATCGTTGAGTTTGTTGATGGCCCATCCAGCACAGTTGGTGACACCTATACAGACGTTTTAGTGACATATTTGCCACTAAGTCATGCATACGAAACCGCGCTAGGCGTTTAAAGGAGATTAAAGAATGGCTATTTCAAGAGCGCAAATGCTTAAGGAACTCCTGCCGGGACTTAATGCCCTTTTTGGTTTGGAGTATGAAAAGTACGAAGACGAGCATGATCTCATTTATGAGACTGAAAGCTCCGAGCGTAGTTTTGAAGAGGAAGTGAAGTTGAGCGGCTTTGGTGCTGCTCCTGTGAAAAACGAAGGTTCTGCAATCTCTTATGATTCAGCGCAAGAGTCTTTTACTGCACGATATAACCACGAGACTATTGCTATGGGATTCGCAATTACGGAAGAAGCGATGGAAGATAACCTGTATGACTCATTGTCTGCACGTTATACCAAAGCTCTTGCCCGTGCTATGGCGTATACCAAGCAAGTTAAGGCGGTTAATCCTCTTAACAACGGTTTCACCAATTCATATCAGTCTGGTGATGGGGTTAACCTATTCACTGCATCTGGTGACGGTGTTACTGGTGGTGACGGACACCCGCTAGTTAATGGCGGTAAAAATAGTAATCGTCCTGCTACAGCAGCAGACCTAAACGAAACGTCTTTAGAGAATGCAATTATTGATATTGCTGCATTTACTGACGAGCGTGGTTTGTTGATTGCAGCAAGACCAAGACGTTTAATTGTTCCCCCCGCTTTGATGTTTACAGCAGATCGTCTGCTTGAAACAACTCAGCGTGTGGCGACAGCAGATAACGATATTAACGCAATACGCAATATGGGAGCGATCCCTGAAGGCTACGCTGTTAATCATTATTTGACTGACAGCAATGCGTTCTTTGTTATCACTGATGTTCCTAACGGTATGAAGCATTTCAACCGTACACCATTGGAAACATCAATGGACGGAGACTTTGATACTGGCAACGTGAGATACAAGTCCAGGGAGCGATACTCTTTTGGAGTAAGTGACCCACTTGGAATTTACGGATCACCAGGATCTAGCTAACGGATTTGGGGGTGCTTTGCACCCCCTTTTCTTTTTCCTGACTAATAGTTCCACATGGAACATTAGACACTAGCCAAGACAGGAGACACATATGGCTAATACTACTTTCACAGGTGCTGTGCGATCTGAAAGCACCTTCAAAACTGTAAGCAAGAATTCAACTACTGGCGCTATTACTGAAGTTACTACTGTTGGTGACGGCCCTGTCAGTCTTTCTGACGGAGATGTAACGCTTACTAATGCAACTCATAGCGGCAGAATCTTACTTGTTCCAGACGGTGGACAAGATAATACCTACACATTGCCAGCTCCTATTGCTGGGTCTGTGTTTAGGTTTATTTATGCTGGTGGTGCCGCTGATGCTACTGACGCTATTATCGTTACACCAGGAAACAGCAATTTTTATATTGGCGGTGTTACATTTTTGGACACAGATGGCAATGAAGTTAGCTCAGTCTTTTCTGATGGTAACTCAAATAGCAGCATTCAATTGAATGTGCCTGCTGGATTTGATGTAAGCATCGTTGGTTTAAATACCACCAACTATCAGATCCTAGGAAATGTTACGAGTACTACTGCTCCTGCATTTGCTGATCAATAATAGGAGTCAATTATGGCTGATGCGGTAGCGACTCAAACGATACAGGATGGCGCTAAAACCGCCATCTTTCGTTTTACAAATGTAAGTGATGGAACTGGCGAGTCTGCTGTTACTAAAATAGATGTGTCTGCTTTGTCGAATGATCCAATGACAAACAAAGCTTGCTCGTCTGTTGTTATTGAAAAAATTTACTATCAAACCATTGGTATGGGCGTAAAGATATTTTTTGATGCGACAACGGATGTTTTGGCATGGCAGTTGGCTGCTGATTGGGCAGATACATTAGACTTTTCAGATTTTGGCATCCCAGATACAGAAGCTTCTGGAACAACAGGTGATATTCAATTTACGACTGTTGGCCATTCTAGCGGTGATGTATATGTAATCGTTATGCAAGTGAGGAAACGATATGGCTAAACTTGAAATGTTTGTTAATGGTAACTTTGCTGATGGCGAAGAGGTTTATCAGATAGGAACAAAAAATAAAGATGGCAGTGGTCAAACTGCTGACGGTCAATATGATATTGTTGTTTTTGATCCAATGCGTAAGCCCGAAGCAGAGGCTAAGCTAAAGGAGCTTTCAAAGAGTGCTGACAAGCCTGCAAAGAAAGAAACGGAAACGAAGGCGACTAAAAAAAGCGCGGAGGATTCTAAATCTGCGCCTAGAAAAAGAAAGGCTCCAGCGAAGTCAAAGTAATGGCAATAGCTCGCCCTCAAACTAGTAAGCAAATAAAAAACGCTCCATCTAAAAAGAAACGACCAAAAGTTTCTAATACAAAGAAAAGGAAGAAATAATATGCCAGACAAAATATTATCGGCATTAAGTCCCGCCTATGGGATAGCAACTGGTACAGGGCCTTATAAAAATCTTCTTGGCGCTGTTGGCAGAGGTATATATGATCGGGCCGCTTCTAAGCGTGAGGATGAAAAAAGAAAAGAAGAAAAAAAACAAGAGCTTGATGCTTTAAAAAAGCAATTAGAAGCTAGTTCATATAAACCCCGAGCAATGAATCGTGGTGGGAGGGTAAAACCTGTTGACGGGTGTGCTGTTAAAGGCAAAACAAAGCCTCCGGTATTTTAGATGGCTACTAGCGGAACATTTGCTTTTAATCTGGATATTGGAGAGGCGGTAGAAGAAGCCTTTGAAAATATTGGAATGGAGCTTAGAACGGGCTATGACTACAAAACTGCTAGAAGAAGCATTGATCTTTTAACGCTCGAATGGCAGAACCGTGGTCTTAACTTGTGGACAGTTAAATTTGGAACTCAAGCATTAACTGCTGGGACAAGTTCTTATACTTTAGATGGCAAAATATTTGACATTGTTGAGGCATTTATAAGAACAGACTCTGGGGATGTAGATAACCAGTTTGATCAGAATTTAACTAGAATTTCTATTAGTCAGTATTCTCATTTATCCAACAAGCTAAGCAAATCAAAACCTCTCCAGTATTACGTTGAAAGAACTCCAACAGGTATTATTGTTAATTTGTGGCCATCCCCAGACGATCAAAAGACATATACTTTGGGGTATTACTATATGGAGAGAATTGAAGACTCAGGAAAGCCTGCAAGTAACAACATGGACATTCCGTCAAGATATCTTCCTTGTTTGATTTCTGGCCTTGCTTACAGGCTTTCGTTGAAATATCCAGCCGCAAATGATCGATCTGCTATATTAAAAACAGAGTACGAGTCTCAATGGGAATTAGCTTCTAGTGGAGGCAGAGATAAAGCTTCTTTATTTATAGCTCCAGGAGGTTATAGGTTTTGAGTTATGCTGCTGGCAAGTATGCATTTGGTTATTGCGATCTAACTGGATTTAGATATCCGATTAAGGATCTTGTTCCTCAGATAAAAAATGGCAGGCCAACTGGTTTAAGGGTAGGTAAGGATGTTGTAAGTCCAGATCAACCTCAATTGCAGCTTGGCAGATTAAGGCTTAACGATCCTCAGGCGTTAAGAAATCCAAGGCCAGATCAGAGTTTAGAAGAAAGCAGAAAGTTTTTTGCATTCGATCCTGTTGGCGGAGGAGTTACTTCTTTAGGCAGCAGGACGGTGGGTTTGAATATAGAGGCCGAAGTTGGACAAGTTACGGTGACTACAAGCTAATGGCGTGGACATATACAACATTAAAAAATGCGATTCAAGATTATCTTGAAACAACAGAAACTACATTCGTTAACAATTTGCCAGTTATTATCAAACAGGCAGAAGACAGGATTCTTAAAAGCACTCAGTTACCTGATTTTAGAAAAAATGTAACTGGATCTACGACTGACGGAACGCCATATCTTAGTATGCCTTCTGATTTTTTGGCTCCTTACTCTTTAGCTGTAAATAATAGTGGCTATGAGTTTTTAGTATTTAAGGAAGTTAGTTTTATTAGGGAGTCTTATCCTGTAGCTACAACGGAGGGTATTCCTAAATACTATGCAATTTTTGATGAAAACAGTTTTATATTAGGGCCGACTCCTAACGCTAATCTAACAGCAGAGCTTCATTATTTTTATAAACCAGAATCTATTACAGCATCTAGCGATGGAACTAGCTGGTTAGGAACTAATGCTGAAAGCACATTACTTTATGGATCTCTTGTTGAGGCATATACCTTTCTTAAAGGTGATGCTGATATGTTGAATTTATACATATCAAGATATGAAGATGCCTTAGGCAAGTTAAAAGTTCTTGGTGAAGGATATGACACAACTGACAGCTATCGATCTGGAACTGTTAGACAAGCGAGGCGTTAATGATTGAAGTTGGTACTAGTGGTGTTGGTAGTGTTGATGTGGTTACTACTAACAATGCAGGGTTGCCTGTTGAGTATTGGGCGGAAAGAGCGACAAATACAATTGTTTCTGTTGGAGGCAATAGTCACCCGATAATACAAGAGCAGGCAGAAGCTTTTAAGGGGCAAGTATTTCATGCGGTTAAGTACTACATGGATGAAGCTGTTAAAAGCGACAGAACAACTTTAATTGCTCAACTTGAGTTAAATGGTCATAAAGACATGGCTGACATTTTAAGGAGACTATAATGGCGATTACCCAGGCTGTGACGACCTCGTTTAAATCCGAGTTGTTGCAAGGAATACACAATTTTCATAATGGTTCTGGCGGTGGTACTACAACCACTACAGGTACAGGCAATACATTTAAGATTGCTTTGTTTACCAGCAGCGCAACAATGTCTGCATCTACTACGGCTTATGCGACAACTAACGAAGTTTCTGCTACAGGAACAGGTTATACCGCTGGTGGTAATACGCTAACTAACGTAGATCCGACTACATCAGGAACTACAGCACTTACAGATTTTGCTGATACTACTTGGTCTAGCAGCTCAATTACTGCAAGAGGGGCATTGATTTACAATTCCTCTACTACCGCAGGCTCGGCAAATAGAGCGGTTGTTGTATTAGATTTTGGTGCAGATAAGACATCAACTAGTGGTGACTTTACAGTTGCTTTTCCTACTCCAGATGCGAGTAACGCAATAATTAGGATTGCATAAGGTCTGATGTGGCAGATGTCAAAGTTGCATTTGATGGATGGAATTCCTCATCTCATGGATGGGGTGAGGGAACGTGGGGTAATGGGTCTGCTTTCCCAGCAAGTACAGCGTCTGTCGGATCTGTTTCAGTTAGCGCGGATGCGAATGTCACAGCAACAGGAAATTCGGCAACAGTCTCTGTCGGATCGGTATCTGTATCCGCTAGTGCGAGTGTGTCTGTATCTGGCAATGCTGCTACTGCAAGCGTTGGTTCGGTTAGTGTCACAGGTACGGCAAATGTATCGCCATCAGGTAACTCAGCTACCGCATCGGTTGGATCGGTATCAGTCTCTGCCGCTGCAAACGTATCGCCAAGTGGAAACTCGTCTACAGTCAGTCTGGGATCGGTTACGGTTACTGGTACAGCAACGGTATCCCCGACAGGAAACTCTGCGACAGTATCTGTTGGCAGCGTTACAACGATTACAAGCAATACGGTTCCTGTCACTAGTACAGAGCTTGTCTCGGCTACGGCAAGCGTTAGCATCAATGGTGACGCAATTATTGGGGTATCGGGTAATTCGGTTACAGTATCAACAACTACACCACTTATTTGGAGCTTGGTTGATGACAGCCAAACACCAAGCTGGTCGGGTGTTAGTGCAAGTCAAACACCAAATTGGACGGCTATTGACGATAGCCAGACACCTAATTGGAAAGAGGTAGCATAAATGGCAACTTACGTTAATGACCTACGTTTAAAAGAGATCGCTACTGGCGATGAATCGGGAACCTGGGGAACAAGTACAAATACAAATTTGGAGCTAATCGCTGAAAAGTTTGGGGCAGCAAGCGAGGCTCTTTCGGACGC